CATCGAACGTGACGGCCGAGACCAATACTTCGAATGTGACACCCCCGGCTGCATGGCTTCGTTTCCAATAGAGGACGGCGATTGGAGCAAATCGTGGCAGAAGGCCAAGAACAAAGGCTGGGAGACAAAGAAGATCGGCACGGACTGGCTTCATGCCTGTCCTAAACACATGCTCTAAGAGGACCACACAATGAGCCGAAGTGAATGGCTTACCATCGTTGTCTTATTAGGAGCCATCTTGGCAGTCCTAATCGTCACAGCTGTCTACCAGCACTACATCTGGAAAGACGTCTGTGCAATGTGGCAAATACTATGGAAGCAGGCATTCCATGACGACATCGAGAAGCTACACCTGGGGGACAGCGAGAGTCGGGAACATCGGGAAGGTCCAGGAAGAGTGCTGGGAAGCAGGGGACCTGATATACCGAAAGGTATTCGAGATGCCGGCCCACGTGGTCCCTTCGTTTATTGACGCGCGAAGGCGCGTCATCGCGATGGAAATGCAAGACAGTGGTCACCCTTACGTAGTCAGAGATAGCGGGAGTATAAACTAATGCCCTGGACAGCCAAAGACGCCTACCGCCACACCAAGAGAGCCAACACTCCAGCTCTCCAAGGTCAGTGGGCGACGATAGCAAATAGTCATCTGGAAAAGACCGGCGACGAGGCCGCAGCCATAAGGATAGCCAATGACGCCGTCAGTAGCCGACCAACAAAGACCATACCCAAGTCCCCTGGAAAGCCTCCTTCTACACCTAACAGCGAAGGGATGGCGCCTCCACAACCTCTACCAGGGGACGAATAAATGGGAGGCAAGAATAAAACTCGTCTCGTCCAACGTCGTTTATGGCAGCGGCGAAGGACCCACGCCACACGCCGCCTTGACTGCCGCGCTCGCCGACGGGATAGCGAGAAGAGATTGGCGCCCTCACAAGCCCGCAGTTGGGCCCACACCCTACGCCACCGCGACTGGCACCCATCAACCGACTACTACTGATGACCTCCTAAAGGACCTTGATCTATGACAATCATCCTCCAACCACCCTCAGCCTTGATAATGGGTCCCTCTGGCTCTGGCAAGACCGCGTCCTTAGTAACCCAGCTCCAAGCAGGTCTTGAGGTCTTTGTTCTCGTAACCGAACCAGACGGTGTCGCCTCGCTGCTGGATCGCTGCCACACAATGAAGATCCCAATCGACAAGCTTCATTGGGCGACCTGTCTTCCCGCTGGTGCTGGATGGGCCGGCTTCGAGCAAATGATCATGTCCATAAGCACTATGGACCAAAAATCTCTCGCCGACCAAAAGGATATGGGCAAGCGCGACTTCCGCGACCCAGCCATGAGGTTTTTGAATATCCTCAAAGACTTCCCTTGCGAGCGAACAGGAGTAAACTACGGATGTTTCACGGACTGGGACGATACCCGATCCCTCAACATAGACTCTCTCACTGGATGGAGTTTTATAGCCTGGGGCTGTACAGTTGGCTACAAACCGACAGCAAATCCCGGCGAGTGGGGCATATGTCAAACCTTTATCTCCAATATGCTTCTCAAGATCAATACCGACCGACGATGCTTTTTTAATCTCATTGCCCACGTCGAAAAAGAAATGGACGAAATGCAAGGCATCCGTAAGGTCATGGTTTCAACTATCGGAGCCAAGCTCGCTCCAAAGATACCAACTTTTTTCAGTGAAGGCATCTTAGCCAAGCGAACTCTCGTGAACGGAGTCCCAAGCTTTACCTGGGCAACTATCGACACCGGAGCTGATCTTAAGAACCGCGCCCTCCCAGTCGGCGCCGCCTTGGCTCCCGACTTTAAACTCATCGTCGAAGCCCATCACCGCCGGAAGGCGCAAATCGGCGCCGTCAGCACTGTTCAACCGGAGCCTGTAATACATCCGACGCCTGTATTACCCACAGCTCCTCTCCGTCCGGCGTCTAGTGGAGTCTCTAAATGACCACCTTCGATCCTGCTACCTTTATGAACCAAACCGTCGACGAGCCGATCTCAGCCGATTACGTCCTCTGCCCCGAGGGCGAGTACCAAGCTATGATCGACGACTTCGATGAGAACGTCTTTCGGACTAACGAGTTCGTCTATTCCAAAGGACCCAGCGCCGGCCTTCCCGGCGAGATGACCACCTTCAATTGTCCTTGGGTCATCCAAGATGACCGAGCAAAACTGGCTCTCAATCGTGACAAAGTCATCGTGCCGATGCCAGTTATTCTGGACTTCGACCAGAATGGTGCCCTCGACCACGGCACGAACAAGAACGTCAAGCTGGGGCAGCTTCGTGAAGCCACTGGCCAGAACGGCAAAGGCCCGTGGACCATCGCAAACCTGAAGAACGCCGGTCCCGCCATGGTCCGAGTTGTCCACCGCGAGATCACGAGGAAGGACAAGACCAAGTACAAGATGGCTGAAATTGATCGCGTGGTTCCAATCCGCTAAGAGCTTTTACTGGTCCTTTTAGCTCTTTATGCGGTGACAGGAGGAGAGGTCCTGACCCGTTCCTCTCCTCCCCACCTCTTAACAGGAGTCTCTTAGAATGGCCGAACCTATGAGCTACACAAGAGGAAGTGGCGGCGCTGGCGGCTTCGCTGGCAACGCCCCCAGCGGCGATCGTCAAGGCTCCGCTATCGATAGCGTCATCTCACGACTCGAGTCTCTAATAAACGCCATCTCCCACATCACCGGCCGAGTCGAGCAGGTCGCGACCTCAACCCTTGGCGTCCAGCCCTCAGCTGTCCCTAACACGAAGATCGACCACCCACCCACAACTCTTCAAGAGTGGGTCTCTCACCTCGAAGACAAAATCACCGCCCTCGACCACCAAGTAACGAGGCTCTTCTAATGCATGTAGTAGCTCTAAGTGAGATCGAAGTCCAGAGTCGCCAGCGCCAGGAGGTTGACGTCTCAAAGATCAACGAACTCGAGGCTTCAATCCTCAACGTAGGGCTACTACACCCCCCTGTTTGCTGGTTCGACAGTAGTAAGGGGAAGTGGATTTTAGTCGTCGGCGAAACACGTTTAAAAGCCATCCAGAACATCATTAAACAGAACAAAACCTTCCACCACGGCTCCATTGTTGTCAACCCCGGCGACATTCCCATAACTCCTCTCGGCGACTACCTAGACGAAACTGGCCGTTTCGAAGCCGAACTCGACGAAAACCTCCAACGGACTCCTCTTCCCTGGCAAGACCGCTGTCGAGCCCAAGCTTCTCTCCACGAGATGCGCAAGAAGAACAACCGCAAGCAGACCTTTGCCGACACGGCCCTCGAGCTTATTCAAAAGAACCAAAAACTCGTCTCCGTCGTTGGTGTCGCTCACGCCGTCAGCGAAGCCATGATCGTCTCCGAGCATCTCTCAAACCCCAAAGTCGCAGCGGCTCGTTCACAGAATGAAGCCTACGGTATTGTTCTTAAAATGTCCGAGGAGAAAGCTATTGCAGCCCTCGCAAAACGAAACCTCATCACTCCGCGCAGTGCCGCAGACCTGGTCATACGCAATGGAGACTCTCTCAGTCTCTTACAGGGTCTTGAAAGCGAGTTCGTTGACCTCATCCTCGCTGACCCCCCTTATGGGATTGGTGCGAATTCGGCGGGCTTCCGGGCTCGTACTATCCACCACCACAACTACGAAGATACTATGGAGGTTGCACAGGAGCTGGCTCAATGTATTCTCACCGAGGGATTTCGTATATGTAAGCCAAGGGCTAACGTTTTCATCTTCTGCGACATAGAACTCTTTGACTGGCTGAAGCAGGTCTCTGCAAACATGGGATGGGCGCCTTTTAAGAGGCCCCTGATCTGGCGTAAAAGTGAGAGCGAGGGAATGGCCCCGTGGGGCGGCTCTGGCCCCCGCATAACAACGGAGTTTATCTTCTATGCCACAAAAGGACAAAGAGGAATGGTCACCTCGCCGATCGATGTCTTCGAGGACAAGCGAGTTCCCCGAAACGAGCGACTCCACGCAGCAGAGAAGCCGGTCAGCTTACTTCAAAAGCTTATCCAATGCACTACTCTTCCGGGCGACCTTGTACTCGATCCTTGCTGTGGTTCTGGCTCTACTCTTGTTGCTTGCCGCGAGTCTGGCCGTAGGGGTCTTGGAATAGAGAAAGACCCCGACCACTTTAATACCGCCCTCGCAAACATCTCAAGGGAGAAAACCGCATGATGTCTTATCAAGAATTTAGTGACAAGAACCTACTTCGTTGTGAGAGCCCTAAAGGCTTCAATCACAAAATAGAAACCTGGACAGCATCTGATTGGATGCTCGCTCTTCTCGGTGAACTAGGTGAGGCCGCCAACGTTATTAAGAAATTCAACCGCATACGTGATGGAGTACACGGCAATAAAGAAAACATAGACGAGCTTTCTAGAAAACTACAAGAAGAATTAGGTGACACATTCGTCTACTTCGACCTTCTCTGTCGTAGTATGGGCTTCAATGCTTTTCACCTCGGCATCAAAGCCTACGAACGTAAATCAAAAGAGTTGGGGTATAATGAGTAATCAACTCTTCTACGGCACTCGCGGGCCACAGAACTCTCCCATCGTCGTCGTCGGTGAGTCGTGGGGCGCAGAGGAAGCCCGTAACAAAGTACCTTTTTGCGGCAGCTCTGGCACCGAACTAAGTCGCATCCTAGCCGACGCTGGTGTTGTTGAAAGCGATGTCTTGTTCACTAATATGGTTGCGGAGAAGCCCCATGCAAACGAAACCTGGCGTTTTTTTAGTCCGAAGTCCTCAAACCCCCGAAGAATTGGAGGCTTGGCGCCAACAGCTCTTGTCTGCGACGAAATATCCCGGCTGTATAATCAGATTGCCTCCCACCCGCGATCCGTCGTCGTGGCTGCAGGGAATTGGCCATTCTGGGCTCTGTCGCAGAAAGCTGGCACAGAAATTCTACGCACGAGCAACAATCGTGCCATACCTCTTAACGAGCAAACGTGGGCACCAACAGGAATAACCTCTCACCGCGGCTCGATGTGGTATGTTGAACCGCATCAGGAGTTCTTAAATGGACCACATGGACCTCCTAGTTCCCCTATACCTCTACTCCCCATTATTCATCCTGCCGCCATCCAAAGAGCCTGGTATAACCGTCCAGTCACGGTACACGATCTTAAAGCTCGGGTTCCGATGGCACTCCGTAGGGACTGGCGCCCCAAACGAGTTGACGCGATCTCTCTTCCCTCCTTCACTAGCGTTTGCGGCTTCCTCCGTGTGTGGTTGGAGGCCGCTGACCAGGCTCGTCGACGTAACGACACCTTGCGACTGGCCTGCGATATCGAGACAGTGCGCAGAAGGTTTATCTCCGTCGTGGGCTTCAGTGACTCACCGACTCGAGCGATTGCCATTCCCTTCCTCAAAGCCGACACAGACGACGGCTCCTTTGAGTCCTATTGGACCGCCCAGCAAGAATCTGTTATCATTGGCCTCATACGTCGAATCTTGCTACACCCAGTTATTCTCATTGAAGGCCAGAACTTCATCTATGATACTCAATTCTTCCAATATGAAATGGGCGTGAGCCCACGTCTTGACTTCGATTCCATGGTCGCACAGAACACACTCTTCCCCGGCACACCCAAAGCTCTCGAATATCTCGCCTCCCTCTATTGCGAATATCATTGGTACTGGAAGGAAGACGCAAAAGACTGGAAAACAGTAGGAAACATTCAAGCCCTTTGTGAATATAACTGCATCGACACAATGAGGACCCACGAGATATGCGGAGTGCAGAGGCAGTTAATCGTTGACCAGAAACAACAGGCTCAATACGATTTCAAGATGAAAGTCAATGACCTCTGTTTAAGGATGATGAACCGCGGAGTCCGCATCAACAAACCCCTAAGAAACTCTATGAAGATGAAACTCGATGAGGCACTCAATGGCTTTTATTCCGAACTCGAAGAAATCATCCCGCAAGATATGGTATCTCCAGGCCACAAGACGAGATGGTATAAGAGCGACAAACAAACAAAGACCTTATTCTACGACATTCTTAATATGCGAGTTGTTCGGCATCCGAAGACTGGTAAACCTACCTCAGGCAAATCGGCTCTCAAACAACTCGAGAGATGGTACCCAGAATTCACTGGCCTATTCAATCGTCTCGATTACGCCGGGAGCGTTGAGAACACGGCGCAAGTTGTCGCCACCGAGTTGGACCCTGACGGCCGTATCCGCTGCTCCTTTAATCCGGCGGGCACTGAGACACACAGGCTATCTAGTTCGGAAAATGCCTTCGGTCGCGGCACAAATCTTCAAAACATCACAAAGGGCGAGGAGGACGAATGATCATCGAACTCAGAGCAAAACTCCTAACCGAACAAGGAAGTCATAAGAAGCTTCTAATTCCTCCTCATACAACAAAACTCTGCCCGGTAGTCTTCGATTCTAAGTTCTATCAAGATAGGGGGTTTGAAGCATACATCGCACCTGAACTGGCGAAAAGAAGCCTCCTCTTCATCCAAATAGGTCCTCTAGACTACACCGTGGCGGGGATATTAATCCATAATGGAGGCTGGGAAACCCAGTGGATCGAACACGAGGAGTTAGTAGTAAACATCTACGAATTCAGAACCTAAAAGGGCAACGAAATGGCAACAAACACCAGAAGCTGGCTGAACAAAGATGACCGTCTACCAAACGTCAGAAAGATCTTCACCCCAGACCCCGACTATGTCTGGTTCGAAGGCGACCTAAAAGGCGCCGATGCGCAAGTTGTAGCCTGGGAGGCAGACGATGAAGACCTCAAAGAAGCCTTTAAAAAAGGCCTCGACGTCCACGTCAAGAATGCTGAAGATATGTGGGGTGCTGAGTTTAGCAAGCTTCCAAAAGGCTCTCACGCGCGAGGTCAGAAACGTCAGGAATGCAAACACACGGTTCACGGTTGTAACTATGGATGCTCTCCTCGAACTACCGCTATCCAACGGGGCTGGACTGTACACGAAGCTGAGCGGTTCCATAATCATTGGTTCAGCCTCCACCCAGGTATTCGAAACTGGCACCGCCGCGTCGAAGCAGCGCTCCAGAAAAACAACACCATCCAAAATGCCTTCGGCTTCAAACGAATCTTCTTCGACCGACCTGATAATAACTTCACAGAGGCACTTGCCTGGATTCCGCAATCCACCGTGGCGATTAACAGTTATGCCGGCTACTTCCAACTCGAAGAAAGATGGCCCGAAATAGAACCCCTCTTACAGAACCACGACTCAATGTGTTGGCAATGGCGAAAGGGACGCATTCCTGCAGTTAAGGACATTCTTGAAACCCTCAAGGTCAAGACCCCGTATCCTGATCCGCTTTACATTCCGTGGGATTTGAAGTTGAGCTCTTTTTCGTGGGGGGATTTGCAAGAGGCTGCTTGAAGGGGGCAATCTAAGCCACCATAAACTGCCCCT